ATATTGCTGTCCTGCTTAACTTCTTGTATTTGATCGATAATGCTTTGTTCATTATAAGGTATAGCTTCAATTGAATATTTAGATCCACCGCCATCTACATCAAACTGAATATCAGTGAACATAAAAGGAATATATTTAGGAGAAACTCCTGAGTCTATTTGATTACCGGCACTATCATAACCTACAAACTTTAATTCAAGCACATAAGGAGCAGAAGTAAAATTTCGATATCCATTTGTTACTGCGGCTGCGGCACAAGATTCTAGAAATTGTCCCATTGAATAGGGTTCAATAATAGTAAATGTAATACCGGTAGAATTTGTAGGACCAGTTGTTTGATTGTGGGTAATTAAACTATCTATTTCTAAGTCTTCTATAAAATATTCACCATGTGGTCCAAATATATCTTCAGTCGCAGTAGTTTGTCTTTTGGTGTAATTTCCGCCTGCGCTACTTAAAATTACAGTGCTTAATCCGGAGCTTCTATAGGTAGCATTAGGACTGTTTGTTTGTGATCTAGTTAAAATACCTAAACTTATAATATAGTTATGGCTAGATAAATTCCTTAACGGATTAGGTAGTCTAGATGTGCTAAAAGCATTAGTAGTTGGACTTCCTAAAACAACTCCGCTTGTTCCTCCCGAACCTTGTCCTAGTTGAACTGGATTATTTGAGTTAGGAGAAAACAAAGCCAACAAACTTTGATCAGCACTGCCACTTGATACTGCACCTAATAATTGTGTTACAGGGCCTACTATATTTCCAACCGCTGGATTAAGTACGCTAACTGCCTGTGTTAATCCAGGCAATGATGTTTGAATAGAACTTATTGCATCTGCATAAGGACCTGTAATGCTATCAAATTTACTTTGTAAATTTTGAAAAGTATTAGTTATAGATTGAGGAGAAAATCCAGTTGCAGCATTTATAGCATTGTTAGCAAGATCTGATATCTGCTGATTATTTAAAATCTCTCTACCTGTAGGTAAATCAAAAGTCCTTATCGACGATGCTGCTGCTGTTAAATCTCTGGATGCAGATCTGAGGAAACTAGTAAGTGCCATTTAACCTCCTATAATCTGTTGTAGATTTCTCTTTTTAGGAATATAAATTTGTGTGCCTGCAACAAAGTCCCAAATAGGATCTTTTAATACATCTAAATTTCTTTGTGCAAATACCCACCATAAGTCTTTTGTACCATATACATAACTGCTTAACAAATCTGGACGATAGGTATAAGCATTAATAATTGTGTATAATACATCATCTTCTTCTGCAGGAATAGGAATAATATTTAGAAGATCTAGATATCCAGAGCCTGTAATTCTTGTTTTTGCATAAGGACTATAAACACTATTTGCCATTAGATAAATCCTTCCCCTGATCCTACATGGCCGCCTTTCGAATATGTATCTAAGCTAAATTGACTGCGAGTTCTTCTGCTGTACTGTACTAATAGATTTACAGCAAGAAGTGTTTGTGTAGGGACATAATTTATTTTTCCGCCATCTGCTGGATATGTGCAGGGTATGTAATCAACTTCGGATCCTAAGTCCATTGTAAAACTTTGTACTACAACAGGTATATTATTTAGAACATGTTCGCCATATCCATTTAATCTACAAATTAAAGGAGGATTTCCTAAAAATGGATTATTGGCATAAAACATTTTAGTCATAGTTCTTAAAAATCCTAAACAAGCTAAAAAGTATTGTGCATCTTCTTCGTTTTCATTAAAAAATTCACCACTGATACTGATAGTATCAACTTGGCTGTTTTGATAGGCTTGGTAAGGATAATTTGTGTGTGTTGGCTGGACCTGTGAATAGTTTGCACTTGCACCAAATAGCACTGTAGGATTAAAAGGAAATACCATACTTTGATGAGTGCTTGCAAAGGGTGCAAATGTAGTGGTATTTTGTATCACTCCTGGAACACTTAAACGCACCCTCCAGTCGTTTGCTGCTGTGCCTGCGCCAGATGTAAAACTAGGACCTGCTTGTGCAACTGCTCCTGACGAAGTGCTTGTAACAGGTTCGCCGCCAGGTAATAAACCTTGTCGAAAATTTTCATCTGCTGCACCGGAAAATCTATCAAATATTCCGCCTAAATTAGTTGTTGCGGCACCGCCTATAAATTCTCTTGCAACATTTTGTACTACATTAGGAAATACTCTTTCAATTTGATCACTTACTTGACCTGCAATATTAGTAACCCTGTTGATAGTATTAATTGTTCTGCCAATTGGAGAACGTTGAATTGCTGCTGAAGCTGCACCGCCTGTGAGAGCATCTAGCCCTGTAACAGCCTGTGTAACTTTACTTAAACCTGAAGCTAATCCGCTGAATCCACCAAACATGTCATTCTCCTATACATTATTTAGTTGACAAAATTAAGCACGTATATTATTATAAATATAAATGTATCGGAGCAATTATGAAAAAGAGAAACTACCTTAACAACAGAGATATTTTAAAAGAAATACACAAATCAAAAAATACATATAATAGTTTTACAGATCCTGATTACGCACATTTTGATATTATTTTACCAAGCGTAGAAAAAATTAATATTAGAACTATTGCAGAAGCAAAACGCAACAAAGCAAAACGTCTTTCGACTGAAGCATACGAAACACGCAAAATGGCAGGTGAAAAAGTTAAACAAGCTGACTGCGAAGTAGATTATAAATCAATTACTAAAGAAGAATTGATATTCCGTATTATGACATTTGATCATATTCCAGAGGAACCAGGACGTAAAAAGAATCCTAAAACAATTGCTGATACTAAAACAAAACTAAACTTTCCTCCTTTCCAGCACTATAAATTTGATGACAATGGAGAACTTGTCTGTGTAGGAAAAAGTCATTGGGTAGGCGGTATGGAAAATGGTTATTTTTCAAAAGATCACGGCAGAGCAACAAATAATCTTGCTATGATGTGGATGAAACTAGTAGATCGTTATGCTACAAGAGGTAATGTTCGCGGTTACACATACAATGACGAAATGAAAGGTCAGGCAATACTGCAACTTTCGCAAATTGGATTGCAGTTTGACGAATCAAAGTCTAATAATCCATTTGCATATTATACTGCTGCTGTTACCAACAGTTTTGTCCGTGTTATTAATCTTGAAAAACGTAATCAAAACATACGTGATGACATATTAGAAATGAATGATCTAAATCCAAGTTACACAAGACAGCACCAAGGCGAATGGGAAGCTGCTGTAAAACGTAACGAAGAAGCAAATATGACGGCGGTATCTAATGCAAAAAAGTGATTGACAGGTGTTAAGTTCTCGTGTATATTTAAACTGAAGGAGAACACACATTGTTTAAGAAAGCTGCTGTTTTTACAGACATTCACTTTGGCTTAAAAAGTAATAGCCGAGTCCATAATCAAGACTGCGAAGAATTTGTAGATTGGTATATCGAAACTGCAAAAGCGCACGGTTGCGAAACTGGTATCTTTTGTGGGGATTGGAATCACAATCGAAACAGTCTTAACTTGACAACTATGGATGCAGGTATTAGGGCACTAGAAAAACTAGGTGCTGCTTTTGATAAGTTTTATATGTTTGCTGGCAATCACGATTTGTATTACAAAGACAAGCGTGATGTTAAAAGTACAGAGTGGGCAAAGCATATTCCAGGAATTACTGTTGTTGATGACATTCAAGTTATCGAAGATGTTGCACTAATTCCTTGGCTAGTAGGCGATGAATGGAAACGCATTCCTAAACTACAAGCAAAATATATCTTTGGACATTTTGAACTTCCTAGTTTCTATATGAACGCTATGGTACAGATGCCAGATCACGGTGAGCTAAAGGCTGAACACTTCAGTGGAACAAAGTATGTGTTCTCCGGACACTTCCACAGTAGGCAAATGCAGGGCAATGTACATTATATCGGTAATGCATTTCCACACAACTATGCAGATGCTTGGGATGACAAACGTGGTATGATGATACTTGACAGAGAAAATGACGGAGAACCTGAATATATTGACTGGCCTGATTGTCCTAAATATCGAAAAGTAAAACTAAGTCAGCTGATTGACGAAAAAGATACACTTCTTAAATCAAAAATGTATCTAAGAGTTGAATTAGACTTGCCTATTAGTTTTGAAGAAGCAAGTTTTATCAAAGAAACTTTTATCAATGACTACGATTGTAGAGAAATTACATTGATACAACAAAAGCATCTAGAAGAACTTAACTCAGAACTTGATATTTCACAATTCGCAAGTGTAGATCAAATTGTAAGTGAAGAAATTTCTAAACTAGACACAGAAAGCTTCAACAAAAAAATGCTATTGGACATTTATAACGAATTATCATGATAAAATTAAAAGATTTAACCGTAAAAAACTTTATGAGTGTGGGTAATCAAACCCAAGCAGTTGATTTTGATCAAGAAAATCTAACACTTGTACTTGGTGAGAACTTAGATCAAGGCGGAGACGATTCAGGATCACGCAACGGCACTGGTAAAACAACAATTATCAATGCACTAAGTTATGCATTATATGGAACTGCACTTACAAATATCAAACGCAACAATCTAATCAACAAAACAAACTCAAAAGGTATGTTGGTTACACTTACTTTTGAAAAAGATGGCGTTGATTATCGTATTGAGCGTGGTCGTAGTCCTAATGTTCTTAAATTTTATGTTAATAATCAAGAACAAGAAGCAGAAGACGAATCGCAAGGCGACAGTCGTAAAACACAAGAAGACATTGGCACACTTTTGAACATGAGCCACGACATGTTTAAGCATGTTGTAGCACTAAACACATATTCAGAGCCATTTTTAAGTATGCGAGCTAATGATCAACGTGCTATCATTGAGCAACTGCTAGGTATTACTATCTTAACTGAAAAAGCAGACAGTTTAAAAGAACAAGTAAAGCAAGTTAAAGATGCAATTGCCGAAGAAACTATTAAAATCAATACAATGCAAGCAAGTAACGAAAAAATTCAAGTTACAATTGATAATTTGCTTAAAAATCAACGTGCATGGCGTGCAAAGCAGAAACAAGATGTTGAGAAACTAGAATCTGCTATTGAAGAACTAGAAAAATTAGATATTGACACAGAATTAGCAAATCACGAAGCACTTGCTAATTGGACTGAAATGAATAATGCTATTTCTGCACTAAACAAAGAAAAAAGCACACTAGAAAGCGCACTTCTACGTGCAGATAAGAGTGTTAAAAAAGCAGAAACAGATATTGCTGAACTAGATGAAGCAGTTTGTTATACATGTGGTCAAGAATTGCATGAAGACAAAAAAGCAGAAATTTTAGACCGTAAAAACAAAGAACTCAGTGATGCAATGGCGTATCAAACAGAAGTTGCTGGAAAACTTGAAGAAGTACTGTCAGGTTTAGATGAAATCGGTAACATCAATGGACGTCCAAGCACGTTTTATGACACTGCAAAAGAAGCATACGAACACAGAAACAACGTAGATAACTTGCGTCAAACTCTTGTAAATAAAACGCAAGAAGCAGATCCTTATCAAGAGCAGATTGACGATTTAAACACAACTGCGATACAAGAAATTGACTGGGATCCTGTAAATCAACTAACAGAATACAAAGAACATCAAGAATTCCTTTTAAAACTACTAACAAACAAGGATTCGTTCATTCGCAAAAAGATTATAGATCAGAATCTTGCGTATTTGAACAACAGGCTCACTTATTATCTCGACAAATTAGGCTTACCACATCAAGTACAATTCCTAAATGACTTAAATGTTGAAATCACACAACTAGGACAAGATTTAGACTTTGATAATCTATCACGTGGCGAACGTAATAGACTTATACTAGGTTTGAGTTTTGCATTCCGTGACGTTTGGGAAAGTTTATATCAAAATATCAACTTGTTGTTTATTGATGAGTTGATCGATTCAGGCATGGATAGTGCTGGCGTTGAAAATGCTCTAGGCGTACTAAAGAAAATGTCTAGAGAACGCCAGAAAAATATCTATTTGATCTCACACAAAGACGAATTAATAGGCAGAGTTAATAACGTTCTTAAAGTTGTAAAGGAGAATGGTTTCACAAGTTATGCAACTGACTTGGAAATCATTGAATAGGCTATGGAAGATTTTGACAAAGACGACATACACGACGAATTATCAAAGGCATATGTAGAATATTTCCAAATGAATGACTGGTGGGAACGCAAAAGAAGCATTCGTGCTTACTATGCAGTTCAAAAAACCGTAAGGCGCATAAGAAGATTAGCAAAATTAAGAAATCAACAAATCAAGGCACAGCATGACGCCAAAAAAGAGGCACGTAAAGGCAATTAGTCAATATATAAAGCATGGATTGGACATATCAGGGTGAAAAAATAGACACTATACCAGATGAATACGAAGGTTTTGTCTATCTGATAACCAATACAACAAATGATCGCAAGTACATAGGCAAAAAACTAGCAAAATTTAAAACAACCAAACCACCACTCAAAGGCAAAAAGAATAAAAGACGTGGATACAAAG